TAAGTGCATCACCTAATTCCATGCCGGAATTCTTTAACTGCTGAATGGCTCGCTTTGCTTTAAGGGAAGGAGTCTCCAACATTTCCAATGCATAGCCTGTCTGCCCTGTTGCATGACCCATTCTTTCGATTTCATCTCTTAAAATCGAGAATTCACCATTTGCCAAAGAAATAGTAGCCTGTGACGAACGCACATTACCAAAGAGTCTTGCAAACTGCTCGTCATCGCCTTTGACATGGTCATAAAGGATTCCAAGAACATCAGCCAAGTTCATTCCGCTGTCCATCAACTGTGCGAATGTATGTCCAGTCAATGTTACAAGGGTTTTATTGACTCCAGAGTTTGCCTTTTCAAGTTCAGTGAACGCAGCTCGCAAGAATGTCATTGCTTTTGAAGCCGGAACACCCTGTTTGGTCATGGTAGCCAAGGCAGCTGCAAGGTCTTCAAGTCCTACGTTATACGCAGAAGCCAAAGGAATAATCGTACCCATGCCTTCAGCCATCTGGTCAACAATGATCTTACCATCGTTCTGCAATTTCAGAAGAATGTCACTGATGTACGCAACATCGTAGGTTTCCTTGCCATAGGAGTTCATGACAGTAGACAAGATATCTACAGACTTTGTGGTACTTGTAAATCCTGCCCTTGCCAGTTTCGTTGCCTGTTCAAGGAACGAAATTGAATCCGCTGTGGCAACCGATGCAGATACCGCCTGGTATTCCGCTTCTGCCAAGTCTTCAAGCGAGAAACCTGTCTGATTAGATAAATTGATCAGTTCCTGCCGCATCTCCGACATTGGCTTCTGCGATTCTTCGGCGATGGTATAAATCTTCGCCATACCATCCGTGAAGTCCGATGACCACTTTACAAAGGCTGTTCCAGCCGTAACCAAAGGAGTAGTGACATACTTGGTTAGGGTATCGCCTACATCAGAAATCATGCCACCGACTGACTGAATTGTGCTTCCGACTATATCTAACGCATTTGGCAGATCAATAATTGCCTGTTGCAACTTATTGATTTCTGTCTGTGCCTTGTTTACATTGCCTTCAAAGTTTGCTACATCTCTTGCAGTTATATTTAACTGATTGTTCGCCTTTGCCAGTTCTTCCGCAGACCGCTTGGCTTCATCCGATTCTTTGCCATAAGTCTTGACAATTTCTTCGTGAGCCTTCTGTGCTCTTTCAACTTCCCTTTTGGATTCCTCATGACGGCGGTTGGCTAATTCCAAGCCTTCCTTCATTACATCCAACTGCTTTTTAGCACCAACCATCTGCTTCTGAAAAAGCTCCATGGTTTTATTATTATTCAAGATGGCACTGTCATTCTTGCGGAATGACGATGTCAGCAAGTTCATTTCCGTATCTAATGTTTTGGTTTCAGCAATTATGCGTTTCATGGCATTGGTATATGCCGACTCGCCCTTAATTCCTATTGTTGGACCGATACTAACCATAATTGCTCCTTTCACTGGAGATCAAAAAGAATCTCCTCCATCTTCATCTTGGGTTTTTTCTGCGATGCACCAGCATCAATAGCAGAACAAGCGAGCATATCGCACATCTCTCCGTAGGGAGTGACGAGGATTTCTCGCTTGCTCATGCCAAGTTTTCTACCGTAGTAAAGAAACCATGACCGATTCAATCTAATGTTTCGGCTTTTTCCTCTTCTTTTTTTTTCTCTTCTTCAACCTCTACCGTCTGTTTGTCGGCATAGAAGGCATCCGTTGCTTCAACGAAGAGTGCGTTGAATGTAACATCATCCAACAGCATGGCTTCCTTTACCGTAATAGGATTCGGCTTATACCCTTCTTCCTCAAACGCTTTGGCTTCTTCGTAGCCTTCGTTCAAGTAATGAATGATATTCGCCATATTGGTAATGCGATATTTATCAGAACCTTCAAATAACTTTGCAATGTTCTGAAGTGTCTGTTTAGGACACAGTTCTGCAATCTCACAAGCGGCATTCACCGTCCGTAAGAATTTAATTTCCCTTCCGTGTACAATCATGTCCACTCCTTAATTAGGAAAGCATTGCATCGATGACAGCGACTGCTTTTGCTTCAGTAGTCTGTCCTTCACCGATTCTTCTCCAGGTATGATTTGCCGTGTCATCTCTCGCAATCGTTGCTGTCAGTTCACTTGTCTGGAAATCAATTGCATCTTCCTGTGTTTCGGCTTCAATCGTGTCAACATCAAACACGCACTTTGTCAGAACTACAGGTACATAGGATGTGATCCCATTCTCCATGTAACGTACAACAAATCCGATACCGACATACGGTGCTGCCTGTCTGTCATCGTATTCCAGAACCTTAACCTGTTCAGAACCGACTGTCAGATTTGTTTCTGTCGGCAGACCCTGGATTGCTTTGCGAGCTGCATCCTTCAGTCCATCAACTGTCAGCGTAACTGTACCGCCTGTGAATCTACCACCAGCGGATTCAGCCAGTACGTTGTCAGCGTAGAAGTCTGAAGAATCAGATGTCTCAACGTCCATAGATACCGATACACCTCTTGCGAGTGCCATCAGTCCACTGTAGGTAACAGCATTTCCTTCATAGGAATAGACTGCAACCTTCGGCATTGAGTAACCAGTAATAACTCTTCCGTTAGCCATTTTTCTCCTCCGTAATAAAAAAAGGGCATCGCCCTTACATCTTGATGTAGTCTTGGAAAATCCTTAAAAATTCCTCTTCAATCGCTTTTGATGCTTTCACACTTGATGCCGATATTGTCTGTGCCATGAACGGCTGTGCTGGCAAGTTAGAAGAACCTTTCTCGGTTGTTCTTGCGATTACCGCATTCGGTATATGATGTTTCCCTGTTGTATTTAATTCCCAGTGCCGTTTACCCTTTTCATCAATCCATACAGTGTACTTTTCATATACCCACACTTTGACTCCGTTAGAGTATCCTCGGTTTTCTTCAACCTTTGAATACCCATCAAAGCCAAGTTTTACATCCCAACCGTCTTTAGCCTTCCGAATACGGGCAATACCCATAGATTCTTGTAAGGCTTTCTTCCATCCACCAGTAATGCCATCTCTCTGTGGTTTCCATGCGAACAAAGTATTGTCCACTTTCAGATTGTCAATTCTCCGTTTGCACTCATTCGCCACAATTGCAGCTCCAGGATACACAGACCGTGAGAACAGTTCCTTGCGATGGTCTAAACAGCCTTTCAGCAGTTCAAGATACTGACTGACTGTCTCGGTTTCGGTAATGACTGCCATTACAGAACTATCCATCTCCATGAGTGATGAATCAGATTCGTTTCATCCTCATAGTCCGCTCCATCGTAGTACCATGAACAGTTATCAAGGCTGTTCAGTGCTTCTTGAATGTCATCGCAGCGTGGGTCATATTCTGTTTTCGTGAAATACTCTATTGCTCCGGCAATACCCTGTTCCCTTTTATGGTTGTCGGCTTCCAAAGATACTTCGGAATCCTCTTGCCATATAAGATAAGGAGCAGTCACACCGAACCGCCAGTAATGGAACACGTTATCAATGCTCTCAATACTGGCGAGTGCGTTGCCTAACTGTTCAAGTTTAGCTTGCAACATCATAGTTCTCGTCCAACCGCTGACAGGTAATTGTGGTGTAGCGAAGATTCGTGTTCTCTTCAATTACATGGTTCACCATCGTAATGCGGAATTGATCTCCGTTGCCTAACACAATGTAGTCACCGATTCGTACCTTTCTGTCCTCATGGATGTAAGCGTACAAATCAATTCGTTCGTTCACACCCTTTGCGAGATATTCACGATGAAGTCCAACCGTTCTCTCTTGATACCAGTGCTTGTTGTACGGTACTAACTGCAACACTGGCATCCTTCCCTTCTCGGAAACTTGGTTCAGCGTACATGTCAGCATCGTTCCGCTATCAAGAATCATCTCTCACCTTCTGTGAAAACAAGCGATTGTTAAGGTTATATCGAAGCATCCTCGGCATATTCTGAATGTAGTATGAGGTGTACTTCGATCCTGTGGTCTTACGTTTATCGTAGAGCCACATTGCATACATACTCACAAGCATCTGGTCATCAACCACATCTTGCAGAACGATTCCTTCACGCTCGATATAAACCTCGGCTGTCTGCACATACTGCATCAACTCAAGGTCTTTCGCAGCTTTGGATTCTACATCCATGTAATCTGTGATGATTTCCAGACCCTGTTTGAGCATGGTCAGAATCACATCGTTGCTCATATCAGCCATAGCCATGCTCCTTTCAAATGAAAGGGAGTGCCGAAGCACTCCCTAGTTTGTTATGCGTTTGCAGTATCCTGTGCAAACTGTACTGCACCAGCGGAAATATCCGTGTTGTTGATGCCGATGGCTGCAAAGGCTTCTGCGATAACAGGCTTGCCATCGTAACGAGCAGTACCCTTGAAGACAATCTGATCCTGGAGGAAGCGTACATGCTCAGATGTAGCGAACTTCTGTCCGGCACGTTCAGCAAGCAGATAGTCCTCAAAGTAACCGCAAATGATGTAGTTGTCTGGGAGGAAGTCCAAGATTTCCAGTGCGCCACCCAGAATTGGCATTGTGTTGCCCATGCCGGAAACGATTGCGCCGGATGCATTTACAGACATTGCTTCAACCTGTAAAGCAGTATATGTCTTGCGGTTCATGACCCATGTCATTTCGTTGCGAGCATACTTGGAAGATACATTGCCAACAGCAGCAACAATGCCCTGGAACAGTTTGATGCCAACAGAGTTAGCAGCCGTGATCTTTGTGACATTGCTTGTGTGCAGGTCTGCCCATGCTCTTTCCGTAGCGGAATAGCCGGCCGGTGCAGCTGTCTGTACAAGACGAGTAACGATGCCCAGCGGCATGTTTGTGTTTGTGACTGTGACGGCGGATTCGCCTGTGCCTACTGTGTAGGAGTTACCACCAAACAGGATGGCCTTGTCAACACCGAGTCCGATTGCCTGACCGAGTGCAGACAGGATTTCGTTGGCGAGATCAATATCAGAGTCTTCGTAGTTCGCCAGGCAGACAGCGTAGAAGCCGGAAATCTTCCAACAATCAACAGATACGTCATTGAATGTCAGAGCCAGTTCGTTCAGATTGGCGCAGCATTCTGTCCAGATTGCTTCCGGCACGTTGCCAACAACGAGCATACGAGCCTGTCCGTTTACACGCTTCAGATTAACGTGCTTCAGCAGTTTGGAGTAACCTTCAATATTCTGTCTGAGTACGCCCAGCATAACTTCTGGAATTGTCAGACCGACATTTGTAATTGCTCTCTTTTCTTTCATGGCAGAGCGGAATTCGCCAAGCCAGTTCTTGACATCGTCCTGTTCAAAGATTGCAGAACGTGTCTGTGCATCCATGTTTGCAAAGAAATTTCTCTTATCCATTTTAATGGTTTCCTTTCTTTCAGCCTTCGGCTGTTCTTCTGCCGAAGTTTCAACAGGTGTAACTTCCTGCGCTTCCTCTTCGGCTTTTAATTCTTCTTTGAGTCCGTTGATCTCGTCTTCAAGAGCCTTCTTTGCATCTGCATGTTCTTTCTTTTCGCCTTCAAAGGCAGTAGTGGCTTCTTCGACTGTGTCAACTTCTTCGTCTGTAGTTGCTTCTTCAAGAGCCTTGGCAAGGTCAGATTCTCTTGTCTGGAACTCCTCGTCCTTGGCGAGCAGTTCGTTCAGAGATTTCTCACGCATGTCAATTTTCTTTTTCAGCATCAGTGCTCTGATTGCCATCGTTTTCTCCTCTCAATCTCTTGCGGATTTCTTCTTTACGGAGTTCAAGTTTCCGCTTCCTCATGTCATCAAGTTCCTTGCCCCTTGCCGATACACTTGTCGCACCGTATGCCGGAAACACACAGGGAGAAATTTCGTAGAGCGGATTTACCTTCGTGATTGTCCAGTGAACAGTGCCGTCTTCACGGTAATCTGTTTCTTCGGATTCAATGTTGAAGCCAAAACTGCATCCTGTTACATCTCCTCGTTTGATCCGTTCATAAGCGTTCATTGCATCGGTATCGTTGCGGTTTAACTTGATGCGACCCCATAAGCCGTGACTATCATCTTTCAGTTCCAGAGTTCCGGCACTCGTCCGTCCTAAAATCAGATTGTCATCGTGGTTATATAAAGCTCTGACATCGCCATGAATGGATTCTTCAAACGCTCCTGGGGCAATGCTCTCGGTAGCACCATCCCATACGTTGTAGATATCTCCATAAACAGCGAAATAACCTTCAAGATAAAGGTCATCGTTGTCATCGCTTCTTGTCTGCATGTCATGCATTAACAGTGTTCTCTGTTCCATCATTCCTCCTGTGCCAACTTCAACTGGTCAGCAGCTTTATCTATTGGGATGTAGTTTTCTAGAACGAGCAACTGGTCAAGGTCATCTCTCGGATCAAGTCCTAATCTGTCTCTGACTTCGTTACCTGTCACAATTCCTCGGTCATACAAGACACCGAAAACCTGTGAGATACTCGTTACATCCCAATCCAGTAATGAATATGTGTTGAAGCGTAGATACCATCTATCGTTCAGAATCAGTTTCTTCGTCATCTCCTGTGCGATAGATACACAGATAGGTCTGATTACTGTCTGAATGAAGTTGTTCCACTGCTTCTGGTTATATTCGCCGACACCCAAAACAAAAGGCGGTACTCCCAAGATAGAAGCAACCGCTCTCTTATCTAATTCAATCGTGTCTACAATCGCCAAGTCTGCTAGAGATAATGGGCGAATCTGTTCTACTTGGAACTGCTCGCCTGGAATCAGCCAAGGCTGTCCGACTTCTGCCGACTTAACATAGTCATCAAGAATCTTCTGTCTGCCTTCTGGTGTAGAGAATTCATCTATCATGGCATCAACCTTGACGATGACCGAAGGCTTCCATTTAGATTCCATGAATCCCTTTTCTGTCTCCGCTGCCTGTTTCAGATTCTGTGCAAGCATCTTGAGAGAGATATCTACACCTCTGCCCTTCCACAGATAGTATTTGTCTGGGTTGAACACGAAGTGTAACAGATTCTCTGGATTCTTCGGCTGTCCGTCAATCAAGACTTTATAGTCTCTGTATGAATTGCCAACAGGCATGAACTGCACTCTACTTGCAGAGATTGGTTCAAGCGATCTTATCAAGCCATCCCATGTATGGGGAATAACGATTGAGTTTCCCTTGCCATACAGAAGCATGTTCATGACGATTGCTTCCATCCACTTTGAGCGTGTCATGTTTGGCATCGGCTCAATATCAATTTTCCGTGATAACTCATTCGTGATACGCACATCGCCTACTCTTGTGTTCTGCATGAGATGAATCGTCATTGAACCGATAAGCTCGGCGATTCTTCGGCATGCTGTCATAATTTCCGGGCATTGGTCTAGGGAAGTGTATTCCGTACAACACAGGTTAGCGAAATCTGTTCCCAGGACATACCCTACATTAGGCACATCTTTAAAGTTATCTCGGACTTGGTTCTTCTTTTTCTTCTTGCTCATCCAAAGAATCCTCCGACTTTCTTCTGTTTTTCTTCACCGTCAAAACAGCAAACGGCAGCAAACACGCTCGCATCAAATAGATCAATACGTTGCTGTGGCATTACTTTTTCATATTGAATTGCATCATCCGTCTTTTCTACCGCTCGCACGTTCTGTACGCAGTATTCATAGGCTTCTGAATGCAAATAGTAGAATGTACCGTTCTTAACCGAACGCTCTATATGTCTGAATCCCTGTGACTTCAAATAGAAATACTGTGGGATATCCTTGATATTGAAGCCAGCCTTCCTCATAAGTGGGAAATACTCTTCTCCGGCAAACTTCCTATCGTGACCGACTTGCACAATTCTAAACCCCATTTCACGCATGTCTTTGAACCACTGCACCACATCGCCCATGTTCACCGTAGGCGAGTTGCACATTGTCAGCCATCCGTCATCCTTCCATCCGAATAGTGGGATTCCGTCCTCGTCAGCCTTTGCAACCGCCTGTGTAACAGGGAAGAATGCGTGAGAGATTACGATATCAATTCCTTGATACTGCCCAAACAGGCAAGCTGCGGTAAGGTCATAAGTTCTTGAAAGGTCTGCACCGCCGTACCATCTAACAGGCAACTTGGCGAGTTCCTCAAGACTCCATGAGTACTGGGAATCACTTCTCCTAAACTCTTCTATGTCAAACCAAGCCTTCATTGCCGATGTGAATACATTCAGCGACTTGGCGAAGAAATCTTTTCTCTGTTGTGGGTCATTCTGTGCTTGCAGAGCATCTTGCATAATGTCCGCTGGGCGAATCGTCACACCGTATCCAGGGTTCGCCATTTCGTGAACGATAGGATTCGTGTAGTCTATATCGCCGTTCTCGTCTGGATTTGCACAACACATAAAGATGAAATACTGTTCATCC